AACCGCAAAACCTCCCACACCCGTGATGGAAGAAATAATTATGGATGGATACGATAGGTGATTGTTTTGTCTATTATAATGAACTCGGGCGTGGTTATGTAACCAGCGATACCCCGCACTTTTTTCAGCCCAGTTCAATAACAGTTGTTCTTGTTTATTACACCACTTCATGTCTGTGTCCTCTTTTCCTGATGATGTACTGCCTTTAGAATCCACGTGTTTTATGGGTGGATGATCCATGACTAATTTTAGCGCAGATATTTTTCCAATTCTGGTTTCATTTCACTGATCCACCATTTTTTCTTTTTAGGATCCCATCTACACCCATACTTTTTTGCCTGATCCTTATCGGAAAATGGAACATTTAAGTATGTTCTATTCATCATGGTTTCTAGCTTATTCCCAAGAAATATAGACTCCGTGGGTTTAGCATAAGAACAGTGTGTCAATCCAATAGCCATATTAGCAAGTCTGTCGGCGTTTTCATTCCCCATGGAATGAACGTCATCTTTACCCGTGTGAGCTTTGATGTGTTTGAATAGTATCTGACTTTCCTTAAATGGTGAATTACGCCTATATAATTCATACGCTTTTCTAACCATATCCTTGTTGGGAATATCCTTCGACCATCCCGCCACCGCACATTTTTCGCCGTACGTCGTTACGCATCTAATCGCATAAATAGAATCAGATACAATTGTGACGACTTTACCCTTTTCCAAGTCGCCTTTTATAATTGTATATGCCTCTATAATAGCGCCCAATTCCGCTGTATTGTTCGATTGTTTTCCTTCCACCTTTCTTGATACGTTACGTGGATCATCATCACCGAAATAAATGCCCATACCAGCCATTGCGTTCGTTTGGCCGTTATTGGCGCACGCACCATCTGTGTATACATAGTAATCACTAGTCATCTTTCATTTCAACGCCCGAAACCTTTAATTCTTTTAATTTTTCATACAAAATTGTATAACAATCCTTCTCCGGGGCCGTAGATGAATCCACGCGCACTAATTTATGAGAAAATGGCTTTGTACCAGAATCACGCGCGGACTTACTGACCCAATACTGAAAGATTCCCTCTGTGCGATAAACAATACCATTCGTGGGATCGTTTATCTTTTGTTGATGAACTTCGGTATCCGCCAAAGACATATAATAACTAGTGAGTTCGAAGCCGTTATCAGTCGTGATAGGATCTGGTGGTGTAGCGACAACACCCATTTTATTATAAAATAACATAAAAAGTTTAAGCCCCTTCTGGATAATGGAACGTCTGGCTATATGTTCAAAACTTTTTTATGATAGAGATGTCATAGAAAAGCATAAAAAGATACTAGAACTAGAAAAACAGATTGATAATCTCAAGAATGAATTAAAAGAACCCAGAAGCTTCTTCCACTCACGAGATCAATGGGATTTCTTCAAACAAGTGATGTATGATGATATAAAAGAAACCATAGAACGATGTATATTTAACGACCATGAATATGATCACATGGAATGGATAGGACTCACTCCTATACAAGAGATACAAATCGGGGGTTGCATAGAAAAACATTTAGTGAGACTCACCGAACAAAAAATATGGCCAGATAGGATTGCGCATGATGTTATCATGTATAGCCTAAAAGCTATGTTTGAGAGCTTACATAGCACAAATCAGTGGATGTATATATATCACACGATGTCTAGGTCGGAACTGGCCGATATGATATATAAACACATTACGTGGCTTCTCGATGACGAAACACACAGTCCATGTATATTAGAAAAAATACCCATATTCGAATGTAAGCAGTGTCAAGAAGAAACGGACTTTATAAACGAGAAGGACATATGCGTTGTTTGCGAATACGAAAACGGAATTTAGTTTATTTTTAAAAATTGTATGCGAATCAGTTTTTAAAAATTTTTTATTTTTTTTTATTTTTTATTTTTTAACACGCGAGCGATATATTTAAGCCATAATTAAGCCTAGTTGGAGAACGCGAGTCCACCCATACCGGATTGGATGCGGAGGACGTTGTAGTTGGTCGCGAACATGTGGAGGGTCGTCAAACCGCCAGCCTTCGTCTTAACGGCAACTTGGGCATTATCGATCCTCGAAAAATTGCATGTCCCTGTCGGTTGATGTTCCTCCGGTTTGAGAGCGAAGGAATACGAGTAGACACCCGGATACGGAGAACCGGAGTGGTGCTGGAACGGTTGCACTTGGTTGAAGTACTTACCTTGTTGCTCCTTGAAGCGATCTTGGCCATTGAGGACCAATTTGAAGGTATCGAGCGGACCGACCGAGGTGGAGGCAGAGTCCGCACCTTCTTCAGTCCAGCTCGCACCGGAACCGGCCGTACCGTTGGCATTAAGCGTCGGGGCACCGATAGATTCGATCGGGACACAGCCACCTTCCGCCGTGGAGGTCGGATCCAAATCGAGGAGAACCTTACCGTTGGCACCGGCTTGGGTCGTGAAGTTCCACAATTGCGCGCCCGCGGAGCTCGGGCCAGCCAAACACCAGACAAGCTCCTTGACCGGGTGGTTGTAGGACAAGCGGACTTGCTTGGTGGCACCGGCGGTGACGGTGTCCGTACCGGTGTGTTGCACTTGCTCAATCAGGTATTCGTGACCCTTTTGCGCGAAGCGGCGACGCTCCTCGGTATCGAGGTACACGTAGTTGCCCCAGACCTTGAAGGTGGAACCGTCGGTGTATGTAGCGAATTCGGAAGACAAATCAAAGTCGATGCGCACCTCGTGGTATTGCAACGCGATCAGCGGCAAATAGAGACCCGCATTGCGGTTGAAGAAGAACAACAACGGGAGGTAGACCGTACCCGCGGAGGAGGCCACCGGGTTGGAAGTCATCTTACCGTATTGCGCCTTCTTGGAGCCATCGAGGTACAACTCAGAGTACAAACGCCACCAGGTTTGGTAGTGCTTGTCAATGCGTTGTCCACCGATCGACAGTTCGACGTCCTTGATCGCACGCTCGGCAACCCACGCGGAGTCCGCCGTCGCGACACCGGCCGAAACCCCGAGGTTGGACGCAGTCTTGAGTTCGACGTACATGTCGCCGATGAGATCGCCATTACGGGCGACGGTAACGGAGACGCGGCCGTTGTTGGACGCCGTGCCGTTAACCGTTTGTTCGATGTTCTCCATCGCGAAGTTCGTGTGTCGGCGGTAAACCGCTTGGAAGAATGTCACCTTAGGGTTTCCCGTGAGGTAAACATCTTGTGCACCGTAGGCCACTAATTGCATTAAACCACCAGCCATATTGAATTTTTGGTACTGTATACTGAGAAAAAAATTTCGGGTAATTCCGCATTTAGAACAGTGCGAAAAATTATCGCCTGAGTTTTCTCAGTAGAAGTATATGGCAGCCGTTACCATAAAGAAAGAACCCCAAAATGAAGTTGAAGTCGGTGACGAACCAGAAAATGTCTCCCCGGAGGAAAATGTGGAAATCGAAGAAGATGAGGAATTTACAGACGAAGAATTCACAGACGAAGAATCGGAATCCGAGTTGGAAGATGGAGAAATCGGAGACATCGACCTCGACGACGACGAATCTTTGGATTTCTACGGGGGTGAAAACGAAGATGGTGGAATTGAAGATTTGGCGGGATTGATGACAGAACTCATGGCGACCCCCGACGGCGATACAATTTGCACCGCCCTGGTAAATATATCTCAACAACTCGAAGTCCAAAATAAAATTTTAATTAAGATGCTCTCGGTAGTCGCCAACAAAAAATAAGTTAGAAGAATAATCAGTATACGTATCAAGACCCACAGCTATCAATATGGTAACCCACTATATTGATAGAAACCCAGATACGGACAGAGTCTATGAGGAAATTGTGCGAGCCAAAACGCATGAAATGACAGAAGAAGAAATCATAGAGAAACTTGATCAAATGGAATTTGTCTGGAATCTGAAGGAGGGGATGGGGGGAAATTCATCTGCCCTGGGCTATAAACAACTAATGCCCAAGGATGACCTGGGTCCGGATGGAAGACCCATCAAATATGATATGAAAGTCATAGACGAAAAACGGGGAAAATGGATTGGAGCTTTGTCAAACCTATATGCGAGGGTACGGGAATTAAAAATGGGAGACTCTGTACCGAACGAAGGTGGTGATGAAATGGATGCGGATCTTAAAATCTCAAGAAAGGTAAATCGTATCATAGAACAGGTGAAGGATGGATTCAAAAATATAAATTTACATTTAATCGCTCGCCAACGAGCAGAAAACCCAATGCAAGATCCTGAAATGTTTGACGCAGATCCGGCAACTTTTAGAGGCGTCTCGATGGATGATAGTAAAGTAGATGACGCATCTCCATTTCAAAAATGTATTCTGGTCGCCCTGGATAGACTTTACACAAAAAAATATAGAAGGTATAAAACCGATTGTTGCGAACAAATTATATATGATGATCACAATACGAGAGCGTGGAAACCTGCTGAATCAATTGAACAATTCGTGTATAATCTAGGAAGCAAAGAGGAGGATTTTGGGCTGTGGCAAAACCTAACGAGTCACGCATCGACATTTAGAAATCTAATTGATCATCTCACACATTGCCGGGATGTACAATTTCCCCAAATTACAAAAGACCGTCACATGTGGAGTTTTCAAAATGGCGTTTTCATGGGGAAAGTGTGGTGTCCGGATACCGGGTTATATAAATGTGAATTCTATCCGTATGAAAGTGAAAAGTTTAAGTGCCTGGATCCAACAAAGGTGAGTTGTAAATTTTTTGACGTTGCGTTTAATGATTATAATGACGTGGAAGATTGGTATGATATTCCGACGCCACATTTCCAAGGGGTTCTCGATTACCAGAAATTTGAACCAGAGGTGTGTAAATGGATGTATATCATGGGAGGTAGGTTATGTTACAATGTGGGTGAAATGGATGGATGGCAGGTTATTCCGTTTCTAAAAGGGATCGCAAGATCTGGTAAAAGTACCCTAATTACGAAGGTATTCAAAAAATTCTATGGGAGTGATGATGTAAAAACCATGAGCAATAACATAGAAAAGAAGTTCGGTTTAGGATCGATCTATGATGCGCAGATGTTTATTGCCCCCGAAATCAAGGGCGATTTCTGTTTAGAACAGGCTGAATTTCAATCGATGGTCTCTGGTGAAGACGTGAGTGTGGCAATCAAAGGAAAAACCGCTAAAAGTATCGAATGGACATGTCCAGGGGTGCTAGGAGGGAATGAGGTACCAAATTGGAGAGATAATTCCGGGTCGGTTCTTCGTCGTATTCTTCCTTGGAACTTCGCCAAACAAGTAAAGGAAGCCGATACAAAGTTAGATGAAAAGCTAAACGCCGAAATACCAATTATTCTGTTAAAGTGTATCAGAGCATATCTCGAATACAGTCAAAAATACAGTAACAAAGATATATGGAACATCACACCCGAATATTTCAAAATCATACAGAAACAAGTCGCCATGGTTGCGAGTACATTACACAATTTTATGGAATCTACCAGCTTAGTGTATGGTCCAGAATTGTGTTGCCCGCAAAAGATATTTGTACAGGTATTTAACCAGCATTGTCAGAGTAATAACCTAGGGAGACCAAAATTCAACCCCGACTTCTACGCGGGACCATTTTCATCCAGAGACATAGAAGTACGAAATGCGACAGAAACATACGAAGGTCGGATATACCCGATACAACCATTCATATATGGACTAGATGTGGTCAAGGAGTCACTCGAATTTGGTGATGATCATTAGAAAAAAAACATTACTAAATATTAATATGAACATCCCACCGGGTCGGTTCATGCGTAGAGAGATACCCCAAGCCAGACCCGGGGTTGGGGGTGCGCCTCCTATAGATGAATTTCTTAGACAGTCCAATGTAAAAGTCACACAAAATAACTCAAATTCCAATTCCAATTCCAACTATACAGAAGAGAACCTTCGTTTAGCAAATGAGATAGAACGTGAAATGTTAAGAAAACAACACGTCCCCCAGCGATTGGAAAATAAAATCATTAGTAACGCAAACTATGGAAATCTGAACAAAGTGGTAGCGGAGAGCCCATCCAACAACAATGTGGGGAATTTCCGAGAATTTATGTATCTTTCAAACAACGAGAATAATGAAAAATCGCCCAATAAAAATTTAACAGTGAGCAAATTGAATATGGGTATGTTCAACGCAACCGTGAATAAAACATTGGGACCGGGAAATCGAGTGGATTTGATAAGCATATTACGAAAGGTACCAATGCCTAAAACACAAATTTCAAAGGATCTTTATGTAGAAACAAAAGAAATAAAGGGCATATATGGTCAATTTAAAACTGGTTTCACGCACTCTAGACAGTATGGTGCCAAGGGAGATCTGTCTATGCCATTTTTCACCGTACAATTTAACATTCAAGTTTCAACGAATGACGAAACAAAGGGTGCCAGTATAAATATATACAAAAATGGAAAGATTCGTTTTTCTGGGGGTTTCGTGGGTGATAATATAGAAAATCAGGCAGAGGTTATACGAAGCTTCATTGTGGATAACTACACAAACCGTTCCGAATTATTATATAACCCGTTTGAATATAACAATTTAAGTGGGCAGTTTAAAATTAATGGAAACTTTAACAATTTAAACAAAATCGCAAGATCTGCGCATGTGTATGGTTTAGAACTCCACAGCTATGAACCGGAATTGTCACCTTTCTTGTTTATGAAACATAAAATGGCCGGAGATAGAGAACATACGTATATTATATCCAAATCTGGTAATGTTCAGATTTCGGGCGTCGAAACGCCATCTAGGATGCTTCAGGCGTATAATAAGGGTGTTGAGATTGTCAATTTAATGTATCAAGACGGGGAGATATCAGTGACAAAGGCGAAAGTATCCTCCAACAAGAGAAAAAATTCCTCAACCTGTCCCCAAGCTCGGCGTGCTCCGTGTAAGAGTGGATTTGTTGAACGAAAAAACAAGAAGGGATTTAAATGCTGTTACAAAAAGACAAAGTCGAATACAAAGAAAAAGACAAATGTGTCCAAATCTTTACCTATCATTAACGGTGACAGAATAGGGACTAAAAAATGCGAGAGATATTCACAAACAGAATTGTATGACATTGCGAGAAAACTTGGTATCGTCAATATCAAAACAACAACATCAAAGAGTATGTTGTGTCAGATGATCAAAAAGGTTGGGACAGAACGGGCACAGATTGCCACATT